CGCCTTGTTCGATTAGGCGACGGTAAATTACAGCAAACGATTCGCGCAGCATTTCTTCGGCGCGACGGCCCACCCCGGCATAAACTTCAGCCGCTTTTTGCAATTGTTCCTGCCATTTGGCCACCCGTTCAGCGCTATCAAATCCATGTTTAGACAGGTCGGCTACCGCGGCGGTCAAGATTTCCTGGAACGAAGCCATTATTTGTAAATGGCGTTCACCACCATTGCCGCATTCGGGGCCACGCTGCCCGTGGGTAGCGTAGTCGCTGCAATCTGGATGGAGTTAACAAAATTGACGCCGCTGTCGCCAAACACAAACTCGCGGGCGGACGCGGCTAACACCGGCAACGACAACGACGGCAACGTCGTGCCCACCGTGACGCCAACCGCGTCAAACACCTGCAGATACCCGATGCCGGTAGACGGATTGTACACATCTACCGCGTACAACGTGCCACCGGAACTTTTGACCGTGGTCAACGTCGCCAACTGGGTAGTAGTTAGGGAGTAACTGGCCCCGCCGTAAGCCTGGGCGACGTCGTAAACCGGAATCGCGCCAGCCGGGTTGCTTTGAAGATTGGGAAACGCGGTGGTGGTCATTAAAGGCCCCTTATTGAGTGTGAATGAGTTTTGCTACTAGCATTAAACGGTCGAGATACACTTCGGTGGACCCCACAATACGGTTACGCTCGTATTCGGCAAAATTCCAGTCGCCCCGTCTGCAAGCAGCCTGAAACTGAAAAATCGAATCAGCGCTTCTACGGGCGGCTGAGGTAGCTTCTTCCATCAACGCGTTGACGTGGGCGATGTCCACCGACATCACAAACTTTCGGGCCGTGGTTGGTGTATTTCTTCTTGCTCTTCCCCGCTAGTGTCGAGTCCATCGCGCAGCGTATCGGGGTCGAGCACCAACGGGGTTGGGAACAACAGTTTGAGATTGTTGAAATTGTCGGCTAACCACTCAACCAAAATCGCCTTGTTCTCGACGTCCACCACCGGTAACAAAACTTCAACAGCGGAGATCGCCGCCTTCATCTTGATATCTTCGATTTTGGACTTTTCGCTGTCGGGTTCGGCCAACAAATTGGGCCACACGGCGCTAAACGCCTGCGACCACCGATAGAACGCGTCTTCATAAGACACATCTTTGTATTCGGGGAAATCGCGCTGAACCGTCTTGTAAAATTCCGGGTTCCACGCGCGGTGCTGCACGATGCGGTCGAACCACGCGTAAAGAGGCCCCATTTTAGTGCGGACGCCATCAATATAGCGGGCGATGTTTTTAGCATCCTCCGTACCCTCTCCGAACCCCGCGACCATAGTTTCGTTTTCTAAGAGCTTGGCGGGCATATCGGCAGCGGTGGCGATGTTTTTAAGAATGTTGGTGCGGGCCATACCATAGGCCCCATCCAAATTCTGAAGATTCAGGGTGTCGATGTTTTCGTCGAGACCAATTGAAATGACGTTGCCAGTTTCGGCTTCTTTAACAATAGCGCGCTTGTTTGACCACACCCGCTGCATCACGTTATCCACAATCGACCCCGGCTGCTTCATCTTACTGATGAACACCCCGGCTTTGCGCGTGATTAAGTCATCAGTGATTAGGGTCTGAATAAACGACTTCAACGGAAATAAAGCGCGTTGATACACCGACCGACCCACATAACCGAAAGCCGACGCGGTATAGCCAATATAAATCGGCTGTTCGTTCAAGATTACAACGGTGCGCGACCGATGATAAGTGACACCATTTACCCGAATGTCGCCGTGTTTCTGAAAATCGATGGCATTCGGGTTTTGATTCAAGACCAACGAACCAGCGGTGTTCAGCGGGTCGAACGAACTGAATGCGATGTCCGATTTCCACAAATCGGAATAATCTACCGGGGTGGCCATATCCTTGTCTTGCTCGACCACGCCAATTGACGCAATACCGTATATGCGCGACAGTTTCATCACATTTTTGATGTTCTCGTCGGCACCGATTTTGCTCCATTCGGCATTGAACGCTTCAACGACGCGGTCTTCGGGGGAATCCGGCACCACGATTTCGCGTCGTTGGCTTTGGGCCAGGGCAATCGGGGACTCGGCCATCTTTTGGCCCAGCGGATGAAACTCGTACAGGGTCTTGCATATTTGGTATGAAGGGCTAGCACCCGGCACGATCTCATCAGTCATGAGAAGTTGCTGAAGCTGGGTTCCTTCGCCTACGCCGTTAAGAACAATATTGGTCACAAATCCTCGTTTCTGGTTTTCCGAACCAATTCTTTAAGTTCGTACAATGCGATAGCTAACACAAACAGAACCACCGTTAAGAACAAACTCATCCACATTTAGTGCACCGTGGACCCGGTAGGGTCGTTATCAGATTCCAACTCAGCGGCCTTACGCTTTTCGTTCAGCGCCTCGTAGAACACGTCGGTCAAATTGGCCGTGTAATCGATAATAGTCTCGAATTCGTGCCCCGTGGCACTGGCGGCGATATTCGCTAGCGCGCACACTAACGCCGATTCGACGGCTTCAACCGAAAAGTCAGCATCAAGCAACTCGTCTATTAAAATAAACACACAGTCGAACACGTCGCCGTTTAGCGTTATTTGTTTTTGGTTGACCTCTTTAGCGGATTCGGTAGTTTCGGTGTCGTCAGATTGCATCAGAACCCCTCGCCATTACCCAGGCCAATTGCTACGCCGTAACAGAACGTGTCCAGTAAATCGTCGGCGCGTTTAGCGGCGTCTTTGTCACCAATGCGGAATCCGGTGATTTGGCCTAACGCGTGATTACGAGTGGTGCCCTTAAACGTCAGCGTCTTGTCAAAACAAAACTGTGACATTTTAACCTTTTCCTGGTGGACGTACCCGCTAACGCTCATAGCCCGACCATCCTTACCGGCGGCAAGCAAAGCGCCCTTGAGAGGCTGAGCGGGCCAATCGCGCTTTGCGGCCTGTTGCAGCAGGATGGCCCCGGCAGACGCGTCTTCAATGAACGCTCCCGCCGAACCCAACCGAGCACGACACACCCCGGCTAACTCTTCTAACCGCCGGTACACCGACGGCAGCCACCCCTCCAGCATCGCCCCTTCCATCTGTTGATAATCGTAATCAAGGATGGTTAACGGTATTCCAACATGTTTGGATAGAGCAAAGTACATTACTGCTTGGCCGTCGTTGTCCTTGCCGTCCTTCACGGCGGTATCAATAACCGCGTAAACATAATCACAATTTCTGGGATAATCAGCCCCCACCCCGTTGACCAACAACTTGTCAACCGAGAAGAACGCAACCCCGGACCAATCAACAAAATCGGCCAAGTATTCTTGACCCCACACCAACGGGTGGGTGGTGCGTTCAAGCTCTTTCAACTCATCGGCTGGCATGTACGGGTTGTCGTGAGTAGGGGCGTGAAAATTGTTGAAACAATGTTCTTCTTGGTTACAAATTTGCCAGAAGAAATTGTCAGGGTCCACCCCGTTGGTATTCGACAACACAACTACCGACCCCTTGTAATCAAGTAAGGTCGGCTTCAAGGACTTGCGCCAAATGTTCATCATGTTGGGCTTGGTGAAGGCTGCTTCGTCCATGACGATTAATTTGTACTTACGAGACCGACCTGCGCTTTCGTTGTCCAGCGTCCAGAAATCAATTCTGCCCCCGGTGTGCAACCGCTGTACGCCGTCCATTTTGGACGAATTGCGCATTGCAGGCTCAAGCATCACATCAAGTTCGTTGAAGGCTTCGGACAAAATTTTATAGGACGGAGCAGCCCAACACACCGGATAACCCTTAAGCGCGGCGTCGGCTACTACCGTTTTGCCAAAATCCGTCTTTCCCCACCGACGACCCGCCCTAATGGCGGCAAAACGGTTTTTACGGGTGAACCAGAAAGCCTTAGTCTGACCCGGATGAAGAGTCGGAAGAGTTATTGTCGGTTGGCTCTTGGCCATCGGGTAAACCGCCTTCTACTTTAATTAACCCACCATGTTCAATACGGTCGGTCCACATTTGAAACCGTCTACCTAACAACTCCAAAGGAGCCTTCTTGTCATATAGTTTGAAACGAACTCGTTTCACGGGGCGGGCTTCATCGCCCTTGCCTTCCATGTAACTATCCACCGTAATTTCTTGTACAGCGGCTAACTGTTCGTAGGTGGCCAACGTGAAATCGGTGTTAATTTCGCCGTCATCGCCAAAAAGACAAAAATCGGCAATATTAGATGTGCTTAACTGAAGCAACTCGCGAACAACGCGCTCTTGGATGTGGCCAAAATTAGCGATCTGCCACCGCACCCCTTCGTCGATAGCCTCACGAATCAGAGGCTTTTGCATCATTTCCTTGGCCCGGTGGTGTAGGCTGCGGGTGGGCAGGGTGCTTGAGTTGGGCACCGCCATCGACCGCTCTAACGCCTTGCGGGGACTGTGGCAGGCCAAATACTCTTGAACAAACCGGCGCTCCTTCAGCGTTAGTTTTTTAGCCTGCTCCAAAGTTAGAAATTCGAGCTTCCCCAGCTTTTCGGGGAACAACGATTTTTCGGTAACTTCGGGTTTTTCAGTGACGGGTTTTTTAGCCATTTTATAGTTTTAACACGTGGTGAATAGGAAGACGGGCGGTAAGTTGGCGGTTGAATGCGTTGACCAGAATAGTAACCATCCCGCCTTGTTGGCTCTGGTACTTCCCAAAGAAACCGCAGTACGCGCCGCCGTCAATCTGAACCGTCTCGCCTTTGAAACAACGCAACTTGGTTTTGTCGATGACAAATTCGCCGCTTGATTCCCTGGACTTCATTTCTTCAACGAAGCCGACTGGCAATGGGATAGGGATTTCGCCGGTGACCGGTAGCAACCGAACAACGCCAATTGTGTTGTTAATCGCTTGCCAATTGTCAAACTGGCCGAACTCAACCATTATGTAGCCAGGGAACAACGGTAAAACCCGCTCTTCTTTGCGACTTTTATCAACAACTATGGGGCAGTAAACACCAAACCCACGTCGTGAAAGCTGGTCAAGGGCGACGTGGTCTCGGCCCGAATTCGTTTTAGCAATATACCATCGCTTCATCCACCGGACCCCCGACATGTTCCACCACCAAACCGGGTAAAGCGCCCAAT